AAGGGTATAAACCAAGTCGGATAGGTTGCCCGGTGTTACGGATACACCCGGACAATTTCAATGACCCGCGAGCGGATGCGGTGGTTATTGAGAGTTAAAAGGAGAAACATGGAAGTTATTTATATAGCGGGCCCTTACCGCTCTGATACCAAAGCAGGGCAGGCGCATAATATCAAGCACTCACGTGAAGCAGCTATCCGATTGTGGCAAGAGGGATATGCTGTGATATGCCCCCACATGAACTCGGCGTGGTTTGACGGGGTAGTAGAGGACAAGCAGTTTCTCCTGGGTGATATCGAAATACTGTCCAGGTGTAATATTATCTATATGCTCAAGGGGTGGGAGAGTTCGGCTGGCGCTAGGAACGAATACACAGTCGCTAATTTCATGGGCTTAAAGATATTATATGAGGTATTAAGTTGTTATTAACACAGAAACAGGAAACATTTTGCATTAACTATTTTGAGTCAGGGAACGCTACTGAGGCGGCGCTTATTGCTGGTTATTCCCCGAAGACAGCATCCGTAATAGCCTCTGAAAACTTGACAAAACCTAACGTCGTTGCACGTTTACAAGAATTGAGAGATGCCGCTTCCTCTGTCAAAATTATGGATGTTACTGAGCGGAAGGAGCGATTATCAGAAATTGCCAGAGGCAGGTTAAGCGACTTTATGGAGTGTGGTGCCGATGGCGCTTGGGTAAACATTGGGCTTGATGGTTGCCAGAGTGCATCGCTTCAGGAGTTAGCCAGTAAAACCGAGTATGATGATGATGGCGCTCATCCTACAGTAGTCACCAGGATTAAGTTGCATAACCCTATTCAGGCAATAGCAGAGCTAAACAAGATGGAGCGTATTTACGGTAGTGATGTGGGGGTGACTGTTAATAACCAGGTTAATAACATAATCGTGGCCAGCGAGCAGGACAAGCGGAACGTGGAGCGGGTAATGAGTGGTGAACGCACATAGGTTCACCACTATATTCGGGCTTAACAACGAGGCATGGTTATCTGGGAAGAGGCGGGCACTCAACGAGGGCGGCACCGCCTCTTCTAAAACGTGGTCTATCCTCCAGTTGTTAAGCCTGATAGCACAATACAGTAAAAGACCTCTATTGATATCAGTTGTTAGTGAGTCTTTACCTCATCTAAAGCGTGGTGCGATAAGGGACTTCTTCCGTGTAATAGACGAAAGTCCGGACAATAACCCGCGCTATAACAAGACCGAGCAGACATACAGTTTCAGTAACGGGGTAATTGAGTTCTTCGGGGCGGACGAGGCGGACAAGGTTCGCGGTCCCCGTCGTGACATCCTGTTCATTAATGAGGGTAACAATGTCTCTTGGGAGACATCGCGGGGTCTGGATATCCGGACTCGGTTATTCACCTTTGTTGACTGGAACCCGACATCATCGTTCTGGGCACATGAGTACTGGATAGGGCAGCCGGAGAACGTATACATACACTCTACTTATCTGGACGCTGTAGACGTGCTGCCTCTGGAGATAGTTACCAACATAGAGTCCAACCGTGATAAAGACCCTAACTGGTGGAACGTATACGGCCTGGGCAGGATAGGGAAAGTCGAGGGGCTCGTTTACCCTGTATTTAATCAAGTATCAATCATGCCTCCGGGTGAGGTATTCTACGGGATGGACTTTGGTTACTCTAATGATCCGACGGTGTTAATCAAGTGTGTTATACACGATGATGCACTGTATTGCCAGGAGTTAATCTACGAGACAGGGTTGACCAATGACGCTATAGCCTACCGTATGGACGAGCTGGGTATACAGAAGCGCAGTGACGAGATATTCGCAGACTCGGCAGAGCCGAAGTCAATAGAAGAGATATACCGACACGGGTTCAATATCAAGCCGGCACCCAAAGGGCCGGGTAGTGTGGAGTACGGCCACCAGCTGGTCAGGCAGTTTAAACAGTACTGGACATCGGATTCAACGGATTGCATTAAAGAGCAAAAGAATTTTATGTATCTGCCGGATAAAGACGGCAAGCTAACACAGAAGACAGCGCACCGGTGGAGTCACGGCATGGATGCCCGGCGCTACGGTGTTATGGGGATAGTGGAGCCGGTGGATCAAGAGCGGATACTTATCTACGATGCTATGGACGAGGTAAGAGACCTGTTATAAGAGGTGATACATGGAGTCATATTATGATGAGTTAGGGTTTATACTACGCGAGGCGGCAAGGTCTGTCGAGGACGATTTAGCTATTGAGGATAAGGGCTGGATATCTCTCGGCTCCGGTACTTCCACAGCCATGACAACGCCTGAAAGGCAGGCTTTTGTTAAACTCTCACGCTCTTTTTATGACCTGAACCCTATGGCCCACCATGCTATCAGGCTATGGACAGATTACACATTCGGCACCGGTATGGTGTGGTCAGTTGATGAGGGGAATAAAAGCGCTCAATCTGCGCTTGAGGCGTTCTGGGAGGCACCTGAGAACCGGAGTGTATTATCAGCACAGGGGCAGCGTAAATCATCTAACAAGATGCTGGTGGACGGTGAGGTATTCTTTGCCATCTGGCTAGGCGCCGGGGGCAAGGCTAAACTCAGGTTAATTGACCCACTGGAAATCACCGAGATTATTACCGACCCCGATGATATAGAGACCCCCATGTATTACAAGCGGGAGTGGGCGGATACACAAGGAGCAACTCACACCAGCTATTATCGTAGCATCACAAATAAAGAGAACAAGGCAACGAAGGACTCAGCTGGTGGGCTTATTACACAGTCAGAGGATGCGGATGCGCTTGTTTACCATGCGCCGTTTAATACTATCTCACAGAGGGGCGTGCCCTTATTAGTTCCGGCCCTGCCGTGGCTGAAGTATCTAAATAAGTTCCTGGCCTCCAGGATAGCGATTGTGATAGCGCTTGCCAAGTTTGCCTGGAAGCAGAAAATCAAGGGCGGGGCTACTGCGGTTAGTGCTGTCAGGGCTAAGACCCAGGGCAAAGATATTAACGCCGGCTCCACCCTAACCGAGAATGAGGGGGTGGACACTACTCCTATCAAGACGGAGAGTGGTGCGGCTAACGCATATCAGGATGCCCGTATGATTAAGCTGCAGATATCTGCAGCTGTCGGTATACCTGAGCAGTATTTCGGGGATATAAGTATCGGCAATCTGGCCACCGCTAAAACGGTGGAGCTACCGATGATGAAGATGTTCCAGTCCTATCAGCAGGTGTGGAATGACATCTATCAGACAATAGACGAAGTTGTGTTGGCCCATAATAACGTGCCGCCGGATAAATGGTATATAGACCGAGACTTCCCTAAGATAGCGCCGGAGGACGTGGCGCAGGCAGCGCAGGCCATGACCCAGATATTAAACGTCATGCCAGACCTGGCCACGTCCGACGACGTGAAACAAATGGCACTTATGACACTGGGAATAAACGACCCGGCTGCGGTGTTGGCTGCTATAAAAGATAAAGAAGAGGACCAGCCGGAGCAGGAATCTACCAGTAACATAAATGTAACAGCCTCGGCAATCCAGTTTTTCAGGGAGTTAAAAGCGGGAATAGCACAGGAAAAGGAGTAAGTATGTTTTGTCCAAATTGTGAGGGTAAGGGTTTCAAGGAATATGAACACGGGTTAATCGTGATAAGGTGTAAGACGTGCAAGGGTAAGGGGGAAATAGAGGATGTCATTGATAGCGGAGTTGGGGGAGATAATAACTATACTGGAGACACAGATTCCGGCAAGCCCCCAGAGCACCAAAAACAAGGTGCGCCAAAAAAGGCTAGAAAAAGAACTCGGCAAGTATTTTGACAAGCTGGGGCAAGCCTTCCCTTATTCTCAGATTGCCAGTATCTACAACAAATACGTGGAGCCTGAATAATGCCGCTATCCAAAGATATTGATGATATATTAAATCCACTGCTGTCTTCCTTTGACAAGCAGATAGAGGCCGAGTTGGAGGGGCAGTTATCAACCATCTATGTCGCGGGCCAGGCGGAGGTTATCTCATACGGTAAGACCAAAATGGGGATACCCGTGACATACGAGGGGCCTCCGGTATCGGGGGCAATAGACTGGGCTAAAAAGCACTCCGCAACTCTGGTTAAGGGATTAGATGATGAGACCAAGAAGAGGCTGGCGCACACGATAAGCCAGGGAATTCAGAACAAGCGCGGTATTCCCGGATTGTCGAGGGATATCCGTAAAGAATTTGCCGACATGAGTAAATACCGGGCTAACATGATTGCCCGGACGGAGACAGCTGAAGCACTCAGTACCGCATCGCTCGACAACATGACGGGCATGGGGATAGACGGTAAAGAGTGGGTATGGCCAGGAACATCTGATTGTGAAATATGTGCTGATAATGCTGCACAGGGGGTTATACCAGTCGGGCAGGCGTTTTCCAGTGGGCACCAGGCCCCGCCTGCACATCCACATTGTGAGTGCACCCTAGCGCCAGCGTTCCTGCCAGGTAGAGCAGCTCCAGAACCAAAGCCTAAACCAAAAATCAAGAAGCCCTCAATACCTACCACCAAAATAACAAAACCAAGCCCTACTACACCGAAGCCAGCTAAGGGTAAATTATCAAGTGACGACTGGGCAAAATCCATTACGAAAGACGAGAAACGGGTACTTGATTACTGGCAGGGTAGTGGTTATGAGGATATACGGTTAGCCCAACGGACAGGGAAGGCCCCGTCACATATTAAGGGTGCGATTAAAGACTTGAATAAAGCCCTGGACAGAGCCGATGCGTATGACGGGCAAGTGTTCAGAGGATTGAGTAACCTGGATAAAAAGACATTTGATTTAATTAAAAACTCTAAAGAGTTAAAGTGGGATGCTTTGTCAAGTTCGGCTAAGAGCGAACAAGCGGCGGCCAGGTTCTTGCGGGGTGGCAAGGGTGATAGTGTAATGTTCCGCATTCAGAATAAAACAGGGGTTGATTTAACCTCACTGTATAAACAGGAGGCGGAGGTGTTACTTCGCAAGGATGCAAAATACAGGGTAGTGAGTCAGGTAGAGAAAGTTTACACCGTTGGTAAAGACAAGGTGAAAGCACTTGAGATGGTACTGATGGAGATATAATGAGTAGATACATGGATAACGATATATCGTTTATCACCATTGACAAGGGTATTTGTAACCAGTGTAAGCATGTGCATGATGACGGTGTTACGTGTCATGCTTTTCCCGGTGGCATACCGGAGGAAATACTAACCGGCGATGTGAGCCACAAGAAGCCATATAAGGGT